TGTGGTACATGCAACCATAATTCAAATGTGATATTTCATTAGATTTTAATGGTTAAAAAACGCCATTAAAATCTACCATTTATTATTATTAACCCTTTGAGGCTCAAATTGACCAATAAGCTCGTAGGACGTGGGATGTTGGGTCTGAAAGGGTTAAAACGAGATCATTTCTACCTTTAATTAAATGTATTTAAAAAAGTGTTAATAATGGTAGATAATAAATGACTTCTATTGTAAATGGGTTCACCGTTCAAAAATCCACTAAAACTAGTTATGATACCGGGCAGCCATGTAGTTGCTTTACTTGTGCCTTTACTACTACAATAAGACCATGTAGCAAGACAGACAGTATGGATGATTGGGAGTATGGCCACGAAGCCTGTTGTTTCACATGTCCAAATAAAAGGCGTTGTGCAAAACCAGATAAAAACGAATGTTTTATAGGTGTAGACTCCCATAAAAGAGACCCGCTTTCAAAAGTGACGTGGAATGGTAAGGGTCCTAACCTTAAATGTATATACGACGTCAACAAGGTCAATACTATGGACCAAATTGACAATTTTAAACAAAAGTTTGGAACTCATGGTGACTTTAATACCATAGTGGCAAACTTTTGCCAACAATCTTCAGATACATGTGTCATAGACCCAGATACCGGTAAAAATATGACAAAGTGTTCAAGGTTAAAGTCGACCGGTAAAGATGGTGAGCTGTGTCGTGGTTGGTTTAACCAACAACCTAAAAATGTTCAAGACACGGTGGTTCAAAACTATTGTGCGGTCAACAACACACCAGACTGCAAGTGTGTAAATAGATCTTTAAACGAGGTCTATCGCAGCCTTAAAGTTGGAAAAGTTATAAATGATGGTTGTTGGTTCACCCCTTGCGCCAACCCACAATCATACCTTCAAACAACAGATGTTGAAAACCCTTCTTGTCCAGACAATTTCTGCGATGTTATATTCAACATTGTTAAAGATAGGGATGTGTCCATAGATAACATTAAAAACGATGTGAACTGTGTGTTTAAACCTGCTCCAAAACCACCTCCACCTAAGCCAACTCCACCACCTGTAGTGCCACCTGTAGTGCCACCTAAGCCAACTCCACCACCTGTAGTGCCACCTGTAGTGCCACCTAAGCCAACTCCACCACCTGTAGTGCCACCTGTAGTGCCACCTGTAGTGCCACCTAAGCCAACTCCACCACCTGTAGTGCCACCTAAGCCAACTCCACCTTCTCCACCACCGCCTATACCAGGGCCACCTTTACCTCCGGTTCCACCTTTGGATTTAAAGAAAAATTATTTGGTGTTAGGGTTCGTTGTAATTATAATTTTAATACCATTTTTCCAAGGTTCAAGAAGCCTTTTTGCAAATCATGTATTCTTAAACACAATTTTTATGGTTCTTTTAGGTATAAATATATACAGTCTACAAAGTTATATAAACACAAAGGTATAATTTTTTTGAATAAGGTTAGAAGAATTTTTAAAGCTTGTTTTAAGCTTTAAAAATAATCACAAATTTTTAAAAACTTGTAAACGTCCTTTTTTATCAAGTTTTCATCGAATCCGCTAATTAGAACTTTTCCGGTAGAAAACAACCTAAAAGTTAAATATTTTTTATTTAAAGCATTCTGCTTCTGTTCACCATCAAGTAGAGTTGTGTACGACTCGTATGCTATGTGCTGGGTGGTTTTACCTTGTTTCTTATTCCAACAAACATGTTTTATTGGATGGTTAATAAACTCCCCAACATCAAAAGATTTTTTGATCGTTATAGCTCTATCGTTAGGGAGAAAAAAAGCCACAAAATTTTTATCAATAAATTTTTGAATTATGTCTACCTTTGAATTTTCGAAAATATTTTTTGTTACTTCTTGGTCCAACATAATCATAAAATTACATAAAATTGGAACTATCACAATTTCCAATCTATCATTTTCGTTGTAAGTTTTAGCTGTAAATACATCATTATTTTTATTTAATTTTTCTAATAAAGTGTATATCTTGTACATAACCTTTTCAACGTCTACTTGTGGTATACCAATAACCTGAAACGTCCCGATATTTGTAATCTTTATATGGACCATTTTCTTCTTGCGCTTAAATAAGGTGTGACACATCACAAGATGGCACGCGTTTTTAAATCCATTTTTGGTTTTAAAAAGGTTCTCATTCCCCTTAATTATCTTTTTATATTTTAAAGCTGTAATGGTACCAGCTCTATTAGACTCACTTGATATATTTATAGCCTCGACCAGGTTTTCGAGATTGATAATAAGATTGGTTTTGACCAAAAAAGTCTGGAGAACCGGTGTTTCAAATATATTTATTTTGTTTGACATTATGGTTTATTTATACTTTTAAAATAAGAAAAATTTCAATTTGTTGCTATAGCATTTGATTTATTCGACCCTTGTAGTCGCGGAAACTGCTTTCGACTATACAAGCCAAATTATAGTAGACTCTGTCATTTATCCACAAATGAAATTTTAACCATAAAACTAAGAAAAAACGCAATGTTGTTTTTAGAGTCTCCAAAAGTAAGAGTTGAGTGTCGTCTCTCACTCAACACAACTCAACTCAACACAACTCTCAAAATCTAAGAGTAGACTCCAAAAAAGTAAGGATTCGAGACAAATCGTAAGGATTCGAGACAAATCTGACTTGTTCAACAACATTAGATTTCTCTTCTTCGACTTGTATAGTCGCACTCGCACAATCTATCTTCATTATATAAAAATTGAAATTTTGACTATAAAAAATTAATTTAATAAATATGGCGCAAAACAAGCACGAACCTTATAAAAAAATTGATCTATCAGTTGTTGATAGAAAAAAGATTAAAAATAACCATGGAATTGAAGCCAATGAAAAAGTTAAGATTTATGATGAAATCAAGCGCGTCAAAGAGCTATGGACGTTTCCAAGAAATTTTAAACAGATACCAGAAGCTATAAGGTGTCATTGGGACCACCACACTTTCGAGGGTGTAGGTATATTTTGCCCACTCCACTATAAACCTAAACAGGTGGCAAAAACAGGTGTAACCGAGGTTAAAACAAAAGGGGAAATTTCAAACACGGTTTACACCATAAAAGAAAACATTCCAAAGAAAAAGGATATATCGGATCTTTTAAGGTCGAATGAGATCATTGAAATTTCAGATGCTTATTATGAAGTTGATGGTATATTTTGTTCACCAGAATGTTGTCTCGCTTTTATAAATGACGAAAAAACAAAGGTTGGGGGGTCCAAATATTCAGATTCTGAAAGACTGTTACATTTTATGCTTGGTTTAACCACCCGTATCTCACCAGCAAACAATTTTCGATTGTTGAAAGCTTATGGTGGTAATTTGACCATTGAACAGTTCCGTAAGAGCAATAAAAGTATAAAATATGAATATTATGGTACAACTGTCCTTATTTCACACTTGTTTGAAAAGAAAATAAATTTAACCGAAAAGTAATATCTTAATTTTTAATGCTTCTAAAAAGCATTAAAAATTTAATTTTTTGAAATGGTTAACAGCTCCATTTTAAGCTTTAATATTTCATTCTCTTTGTCCTTTAGATCTAACTGATGACTGTATTTGGCTTCGACAAGTTCTATTTTATGCTTTAGTTTCTCCATTTCGGAGTCATGCGACATGGTTAAGGTTTCAAGTCTCCTCTCTAATTCTATATTAGTTTTTGTGATGTCGATCAAGCACCCTCCATACTCCTTCGATAAATCCACATACTTGTCGCTCAAAAGTTTCAATTGTTGGTTGGAAAGGACCACTATTTCGTTTGTAGTTTGACCATCGGGTCCTTTGACCTTTAAAAATTGACATTCTAAATCATTAGAAAGATAGTTTTTAAGGTCAAGTTCTACTTTAGAGGTATACTGTGGATCGATGTAAGCATATTTTGACAACTTAATTTCTAATGGAGCCCAAGACCTGCGGTGCTCACCAGTTCTTCTACATAAATCTATGCTTCTACCATACTTGTACACCTTATCTGAATTTTTGTGGTTACTTAAAACTTCTTTGAAAATTTCGTTTTCTTTAAGGTCTTTAACACCACCTAAACAAAACAGATAGATACAAGGAGTAGAGGTTACATTGCACTTTAAAACATTTTTAACTTCTTCGGGTTCAGCTCCTCCACCTTTGATTTGCTTAGAGAGTTGTTCTCGTTGTTCGGTAGTGCCTATGTGGGCTGTATATACCACTTTTGTAGCCCAACTCCTAAACTCTTTAGCTATACCGGATCGAGATAAAAATACAACCTTGAGCAAACCATTATAC